TGCTGTTTGTGCTGCTAAAGCTGCTGCCTTAGCTGCTTCAGTATCTGCAATTAGAGCGTCTAAGTCATAACTATCAGCTAGAACGGCAGATGTTGCAATACCATATCCTCTATCAATACTCATATTCTATCCTATGGTTGTGGGTTATGTAAACGCCTACGCATAGCTTTGAGCGCCAATACTCTGCGTCTTCTTTGTGATAACTTCTTAGCCATGATAGCCTCCTGTTAATTTAACAAAACCCTCTAGGCTCGCGCAACCTAAAGGGCAGAGTTAAACTAACTTATGAAGTTAATTCTTGGATTGCACCAGGACGAACAGTCTTAGTACCATATACACAGTCAGCTGTGAATAGGTCTGCTAAATACTCTTGCTTGTACTGAGTTTGTGTACGAACTGACTGTTGAGTAGCCAATACGATTGCATCTTTTTGGAATAAGAATGCTTTCTCAGTATTACCAGTACCTACTTGAGTTGACATATACACATCAACACCATAGATTTGACCAATCTTACCTGTTGCGATAGCTGAACCATTACCAATGAACTGTTGTTCAGTGAAACGCTCTTCTTTCATCAACGCAGTCATACAAGACGGAGTAACAAGTAAAGAACGGTCATTTACAGGTACATCGTTATCGTTTAATGATTCGATAGCGTTTAAGATTGATACATCCCAATCAGTAACACCAGTGATAACTGAGTTACCAGCAGCCAAACCACCAACCGCTGCTAATGCAGAAGCACCATCAAGGTTAGTAACGATAGTTGTATCAACTTGTTTAGCTAAAGCATAGCCAGCGTCATCTGTGTAGAACTTACGCATTGAAGTTAAAGCTTGCATTTCTGCGATATCTTCAATTTGTGTTGACCACTCATAGTGCTTGTTGATTTGCACTTGTAGAGTAGCAGCTGTATCAGTAACATAAGTTACAGTAGCATCAGCAGCTTTAACACTAGCTGTGTTTCTACCTGGTACAGGGATATTGATTGAATCACCCTTTTTACCAGAGTGGTTTAAATTACGAACTAGGTTCGCTGCAACTAGGTTGCCTTTATATGTTGCGATAACTTCATCTGACCAAATTTCAGGGATAAAGTTAGCAGCAGTTGTTGTAGTCATGTTTGCCATGATATTACTCCTTTACTTTTATTATTGTCATTTAACACGACCCTCGGCATAAGCTTTAAAAATCTCGTCTTGGTGAGCTTCATACTTAGCTGGGTCATTCATTTTTAAGCGGATTAGTTCTGCCCTACGGTAAAATTCTTTTCCACCAACTGAGTCAGAGGTCGCACTAGATTCGGTTGTTCCTGCTCTCAAAGCTTGCTTTCTATCTACTTCTTGTTGCTGTTTTACTTGATTTGTCTTGGCTACAAGCCCTTGAGCTTTATAACCAGAGATTAATTCATTAGCAGCATCAAAGTTGTAGGCATCAGCAGCTTGAAATAGTTGCATCCTAACTGGACTTCCTTTGACATATTCCTGGAATGATGAATCTTTTACAATATCACCATAATCAGGATGTTGTTGCTCCAACTGAACCTGAGCAGCATTTTGTACTTGCTGTTTTTGGAACTGTTGGAACTGTTGAAATTTAGGATGGTTCTCTATAGCTTGATTAACCGCTTTATTCGGGTCGTCATAGAAATCTATCTCATCTTCAACTGATGGTTGTGGATTAGTCTCTGGTGAATTTCGTGAAATTTCTGCTTGTAAAAAACTGTCTGATAATTGTCTTAACTCTCCAACTTCACTTTGCTTTCTGCCAAGCTCTTTTTCGAGGTTTTCGTAACTTTCAGCCACTTCTTCTATAGATTTACCTGCAAACTTAGACGGCAACGCATAAGAAGGTTCTTCTATTTGAGTTTCCCCAACTAGAGCCTCCTCTGTCGCTACCACTTCTTCGCTTGTTACTGGTTCTATTACTGCATCCATTTCACTATTCGCACCTTCTGCGTCCACTACTATATTACTCATATTGCTTTCTCCGCCCCCTTGGGGTTATGAAGTTTAATTAGATGGGGCTGAATTATATATTCAGTTCTTCCATCGCCATTTTTGTTACTTCCTCCATCGACAATAATCGTCTTAGGATTGATAACTGACCCCTAGAAAACCAAAGGTCTCTCTCACTTTCTACAGAGTCTACTTGATTCGTAATTTTTTCAAGATTTTCTAATTCTTCAATTAGGTCTATCCAACCATCTGACTCAAATAAATCTGCTCTGTTTCTATAAAATGTTTTATCGTCTACCATAAGCATTAGATAAGTTAAGTATTGTCTCTGACTTGAGATGCTCAACTTCTGGAATGTTTCTTGCGGTTTCTGAGTTCTGATTAATAATGTCTGCTTTTGTCTTTTCAATAGATGCCATTTCTTTCTGCATCTTAACTAAGCGTTCTTGCACTGATAAATTGTCAGGCTGATTATTCATCGCCTCTGTTTGCCACTTCACAGCTTTAGCATTTTCTTCTTGCGCTTCAGCATTAGTCTTCTTAATGTCTGCTTGAGCTTGAGCCATTTGCATCTGCATTTGCATCTGTTGCATCTTCTGCGCTTGAGGATTAGGTTGCATACCTTGCATTAAGGCATTAACAACTTGGTCTCTGTTGTGCATTGATGAATTTTGGAACACAGCTAACAACAATATGTTGAAAGCAGGTGAATCTTTAGGAATAGATTGTAGCATAGACACCATTTGTTGCATCTCTAGCTCTTTCGCCATAATTCCCATAGTAGAATATGGAATAAACTTGTAATCTGATACAGGGTAACGGTCAACATCAAACTGAATCTTACGCCACATTGATTTATTAATCATTGGAATAAGGAATGTGTTTTGGAAGTTCATTAAGGTACGCTTCTGTCTCTTAATAGAAGCAGATTGTGTCATAGACATACCAGCAGAGGTAGCTCTTTCGGCTGAACCGACATCAGCAGAGCCAGTACCCATCTGAATCATGTTCTGAAGGGTTTGTACTTGTTGGTAAGTATGATTATCTGTCTGCCCGATGTTCAAAGGCATAATAGCTTGCCTAGGGTCGCCATTAGTAAGAATAGTTTTACCAGGTCTTACCTCTAGTTTTAAACCTCTAGGTAATCTAGTCGCATCTGCTGCAACCATAGGTGTAGTTGTTAGGGCAAGTGAGTCAATTCTAGCTCTCATTTCAGCATCTAATGCCTTTTGAGGGTTATAACCTTTCTCACAGACACCTCTACCCCAGAATTTATCTGGAACAATGTCATGCTGATAACTAATGAAAGGTCTGTCTTCCATCATAAACGGATTTTCTTCAGCTCTTAGAATCCACTGGTCATTTGCAATAGTAACAACAGCTTCTACAAGCTCATCATCGTTATATTCAAAGTCGTCTTGGTCTTTATTCTTGTTTAGGAACTTTTTAGGAACTAATCCCCAGTATTCTGTTAGTTTTATTTTGTCTGACTCATCAGAAGACACAAATTCAGGGTCAAATCCAAAAGTTCTAACATTAAAGTCGCCTTCAATAGCAACATCACGATAAATACCGTCTTTTATACCTTGATTAATAACATATCTAGGCTTAATGACTTCATGTGCAACGCCTAATGCTTCTTTAATAGTTTCAGCAGCAGGGTCAATTAGAAATTCTTTCGGGGAGATAGCTTCAATTCTAACATCAACGCTAATCTCTTCTTTAATCGTTCTTTTTGTAGTTAAAGTTCCTTCAACAGGAGATTCGACAGGAGTTATGCGTCTATTTTCCTCTACAATTATCTTTCCTATGCCAGTACCATAGATAGCACTGTTTAAAAAGACTTCACATATAGAATCCTTAACACCAGTACCTTCTAAGTCTTCTTGTAATAGATTACGGATAAATTCAGCGTCTTTATTGTCTTTATCTAGTAAATCATCTTTAATATCGAACCATTTACCTCTACCAAAGGTAGCTTCTTCTAGTTCTGCGACTGATGATTCGACTGCTTGTTGTAATGCTGGAGCTATTAGCCTAGATTTCTCAGACCTGCGAGACATATCTTCCATAGTCCAAATACCACGCCAAAGGCGGTAATATTCATCCCATTTATTCAGATAGTTGGCATCTCTATGGCTTCTCCAAGAGTCTAATCTATGAGTTAACCAGCCAGATAGTGCTTGATACTTGTCTTCTCCACCTTCAAACATTAAGTTTCCTAAGTTACTGATTTATAACGAATTTTGCCTTAATATATCATAAAGATGTGAGTAAATGCAGATATTTTTAATTTTTCTTTAAAAATCAAGTAGTTATGCGGCTTTAATAGCCAGCTACAGCATCTATAGGTTGCCAATCTTCATCTATATCAATAGAATATGAAAAATCAGCCACAGCAACTTGGTCTATGTAAGCTAGAGAATCCAATAAGTCGTCATGTGAGAGTTTGCTTGGAAAATCAAGCATTTGGGAGGTAAAGTCTCGCCAATCTTTATCTTCATTAAAGGACAACTGACCGTGTTCCATTCTCCCTTGAAGAGACCATGTGATTCTTTCCGTTTTCTTTTTACCACCGTGCCGTAACTCATATATATGTATGTATTGACCTTCAGTCCGCATCTCATCTTCCAAATAAGGCAAGATTGCATTTTTAAGTGAGCCTGTTTCAATGCCCACCATGTTAGCTTGGACAGCGGTGGCGGTCTTTAGTATGCGTTTTGCAGTCTCCTTTACATTCCATCTGCCATGTATGATATCTTTGACCCACCACTTGTCCTGGTATATTTTTACCACCGCAATAGCCGTTTCGTCAAGTTTACTTCGTTTTGCGTTCCGTTCTTTTTCAATATCTTCAAATCCAGCAGGGTCGATAGCGATAACATAGTTGCCTATTTCTGGTTCTGGACCTTCCTTAAACCACTCTTCTTTAAAGATACCACCAGAGAATGTTTCAAAGGATGCCTCGAACTCTTGTCTAAATGACATTGTGGACATTGTTGACTTAGCAGCGTCAATCTCAGAGTTAAGAATAAACGGATTATCGGTTGAGTTAAAAGAAAAGAAATCCCAATCATCTTGTTTCATCGCGTCTATGTAAATATCATAGAAGTGATTCTTACCAGCAGGTGTTCCGATAAACAATGCACCACCTTGAACATCCGCAAGCGTAGGACGAATAATCTGTTCCCATACTTGTGGCTTCATAGAAGCGTACTCATCTAACACAACATAAGCTAGACCAACACCACGAAGAGTATCGGGTCTATCAGAACCTTTTAAATATATCTTCCTGCCATTTATTAGAGTTAGAACAGCGGTATTCTCATGGGCAGCCATAATTAGACCATCACCAAGCTCTTTTAACATCGCCCACATAATATCTTTAGATTGCTGAAAGGTAGGACCGATATAAAACACATCTTTAGAGTCAGACTGTAGAGCTTTAATTAACAATATCCACGCAGCTAACCTAGACTTACCGAATCTACGACCAGCAGCAACCACCTTAAATCTAGCTTCTGAATTGAATATCTCTAACTGAGCAGGGTGTAAATCAACATTTAACTCAGCCATTAGCCAACCTCAGCAACATCAATAATCACCTCGGCTTCAGATTTAGTCTTCGGATTTACCAACTTCTCAGGTGGTGTTCGTTCTATCTTAGCCATAATCTCTTCACCA